GGTTATTACATTATGCATATTAATTTTAATGGTCAAGAATTAGAGATGTCTTTCGGATTGAAGTTTTTAAATGAAATTGATAAAGAATTAGGTTTTGATGTTGAACAAATGGCAGTAGGGCAAGGTTTAAACTTATTAGTACCTAACTTACGTACTAATAACATTGCTGCATTATCAAAAATTATTAGAGCTTCAGTATCACATCATAAAAAATACCCTAAAACTGATGAAGAATTAGAAGTAGTATTAACCGACATTATGGAAAATAGTGATATTTCTGATTTCTGCGAAGAAATTTTAAATGAACTGGGAAAGAATGTGTTAACCCAAAACCTAGTGCCGGACGAGTACAAGAAGAACAAGAAGAAAAAATAAATGACGATGATGTAATGACTTATGATCGTGTAGTTGTTTTATGTATGAGTAAGTTGAAGATTTATGACTTACAACGTATAGAACTTCTTACATTGCGTGAGTTTAATTATCGTATGTACGCACTTGAATATGAACAACTTGATAGAGATATGGAAATGTACAAACTTGCCTTTGCTATACGTGATGCGCAAGCAGAACAAAAGGTAAAAGGTGGCAAAAAAGGCGAAATGGAATACAAATTCAGTAACGCCGATGAAATTATTGACTATCAAGCGAATGTTAAACGTCTTAATAAAGGCGAGCCGCTCAAATTCGGTAGTGAATCGAAGTTTGAAGATAACAAACCAAACAAAGACCTATTACAAATGATCGCTAACTTTAATAAAAAATAGATTGGAGGTGTGTGGAACGTGGCAGATTATCAAATTAGTACGACTTTGAAGGCTGATACAGATAAATTTAAGCGTGAGTTTAGGAAAGCTATCGGCGATACAGAACACTTTAAAGCAGTTGCTGAGAGTATCAAAGATATTAAACTAGACGCAGATACTGCAGGTGTTACAAAAGGTGTTAATGAGGCTAAAAAAGCAATTGAAGAATTCGAAATGTCAGAGGCAAACGCTAAATTAGATATTGACTCTAGTCACTTACGTGAACAAGTTAACCAAGCTAAAGCGATTATCAAGTCATTTGATAATGTTGAGGCAGACGCTAATTTAAAAGCAGATATTACGCAAGCCGTTACAAATATCGCAGAGTTAGAGCGTTATATTGAACGAATTGATAACGATAGTCCAGACGTAGAAGTTAAAGCCGACGTTTCTAAAGCGAACGCACAAATCAGATTGTTACAAGCAAATCTTAAAACAATCACAAGTCATCACTATAGTGCGAATTTAGACGCAGACGCTACTAGAGCGAGAGAACAAATCGCTATAGTTAAAAAGTCGTTAAATGACTTTGCTCGACAACGTGCAAAAGCCAAACTTGAAGTAGATCAAAGAGCTGCAGTCGCTCAAATTCGTATCTTTAAAGCGATGTTACGTTCAATACCTAACGTTGTACGCACACGGCTTGTTGTTGATGAGAAGAAAGCCGTTGGAGGCTTAAAAGCATTTCATCAAGGTTTAGAAAATGCTAATAATGTATTAGATACTGTGGCGAATGACATTCGTACATTCGGTACTGTATTCAGTAACATGATAAAAGGCGTCATGTTATCTAACATATCATTACTTGTTCCGGCAATTGCGAGTATCGTTCCAGCTTTAATGGCAGTGTTAAATGCAGCAGGTGTTGTTGCTGGTGGTGCAGTTGGCATTGCAGGAGCATTTGCAGCAGCAGGTGCAGGCGTGGTCGGCTTTGGTGCTATGGCAGTATCGGCGTTGCAAATGGTCGAGAATGGTACGTTACAAGCAACCAGTGAGGTTAAGAATTATCAGAGTGCATTGGACGGCCTTAAATCAACATGGGCAGGCTTAATCAAACAGAATCAAGCAGAGATATTTAACACGTTAGCAAATGGTGTTAATACTGCTAAGGTTGCGTTAAAAGGCTTAACACCATTCTTAACTGGTGTTTCTAAAGGAATGGAACAAGCAAGCGCTAAAATGCTTGATTGGGCTAAAAACTCACAAGTAGCACAAAAATTCTTCCAAATGATGGGGACTACTGGCGTTAACATCTTTAATAATATGTTAAACGCAGCAGGTCAATTTGGTAGTGGGATTATTAGCGTGTTAACACAATTAGCCCCGTTAGCTGAATGGGTATCACAAGGATTCGTTAAAATGGGCGCAGCATTTAATAAATGGGCGCAAAGTACAGAAGGTCAGAACGCTATTAGATCATTCATTGAATATACGAAACAAAACTTACCATTAATCGGTCAGATCTTCGGTAACACATTTAAAGGTATATTCAACTTAATGAAAGCATTTGCACCTAACACGCATATTATCTTACAATCTCTAGCACAAATGTCTGCAAAGTTTGCAGAGTGGAGTGCGACGGTAGCAGAAAGCGACGGTTTTAAACAGTTCATTCAATACGTACAAGAGAATGGACCTAAGCTTGTCACTTTAATTGGTAATATTATAAGAATACTTATTGCGGTTGGTACTGCAATGGCACCATTAGCCTCTGCTGTATTAAACGTTGCAGTAGCAATTACAGGCTTTATTGCTAAGTTAACTGAGGCACATCCAGCCATTGGTGCGATTTTGGGTGTACTTGCTACGTTAGCAGGTATATTTATGACGATTGGACCACCAATCTTATCAGCTATTGGTTTTATATCTAAGTTTGTCACAGGATTAACAGGTGCAGCTACTGTCCTTGAGGCGTTTTCTGCAATAGGTGCTGCACTAAGCGGAGTGTTGGACACTATAGCATTAGCATTTATGTATTTAAATGCGCCTATAGTTGCTATTGTAGCAGCAGTTGCAGCAGTAATTGCGATATTCGTTGCTTTATGGAATTCATCAGAAGTGGTTAGGGACACGGTAACAAACGCGTGGAACGCAATCAAAAATGCAGTTGGATCAGCAGTAAAAGCAGTAGTTTCGTTCTTCCAAGATTTGATGGGGCAATTCGGATATGTTAAAGGTGGCGTTGACTCATTAGCTCAAGTTTGGGCAGGTTTCGTTAAAACTGTTGAATTTTATATAAAACTCCTTACACCTATATTTAGTTCGACATTCAAAGGAATTATAGTAATTGTCAAAGTAGTCTGGGAAGTTATCAAAGCAGTAATAACAGTCGCAATGCATGTTATCGTTGGAACAATCACTGCGTTATTGCAATTACTTACAGGCGATTGGGAAGGTGCATGGAAAACACTATCTCAAGCAGGAGAAGCAATTTGGAACGCAATTGTAGAAATGGCTAAAAATATCTTTAACATCTTAAAAGATACTTTAGTACAAATTTGGCAAAGGATTGTAAGTTTCTTCTCAGAAGTGTTTGGTCCTTTATCTGGAATAGCGAGTCAGATTTGGCAAGGAATCGTTAATGTTATTGTTACAGTTGTTCAAGCGTTAGGTACATTTTTATCGGCTATATGGCAAGGAATCGTTACAGTAGCCACAACAATTTGGACTACTTTAGTCACTATAGCAACCACATTGTGGAACTTATTAGTCACTACGATTACAACTATAGTTACCACGCTAGGAACAATTTTATCTACAATTTGGACTACGATTGTAACAGTGGCAACTACTATTTGGACGACACTTGTAACCGTCGCTCAAACAATATGGACTATGCTAGTTACAGTCATAACAACAGTAGTTCAAACTATAGTTACATTTGTCACAACTGCGTGGACAACGTTGGTTACTATAACAAGTACTATAATGACTGCAATATCTTCTGTGATATCTACAATATGGCAAACAATAGTTACTATAGTCAGTACAGTTGTATCAACTATTGTATCTTTCGTATCAACTGGTTGGTCTACTCTAATGAGTATAACAAGCTCTATTATGTCTTCTATATCAAGCCTTATTTCAAGCATTTGGTCAACAATAGTAAGTTTTATAAGCAATTCGGTTTCAAGAGCAGTAAGTTTTGTAACCAGTGGCTTTTCAAACATGCTCAGTGCGGTTGGCTCAGCGATGTCAGGTATTGTTAGCTCTGTAATGTCTGGAATGTCTAGAGTTGTTAGCTCTGTAACTTCAGGCGTTTCAAGAGCAGTAAGTGCTGCAAGAGGTTTTATTGGAGATATGGTTCAAGTTGGAGCTGATTTGATACGAGGTATGATAAATGGTATTAAAAATATGGCTAGAGAGCTGGTAAGTGCTGCAAAAGGTGTGGTAATGGGTGCAGTTAACGCTGCTAAAAGCGCATTACACATTGGATCTCCTTCTAAATTATTCCGTCAATATGGTATTTGGACGATGGAAGGTCTAGGAATCGGAATTAATAAAGAAGGTAAAAACGTTATTAGTGGTATGGGCTCAATGGCTACTGATATTACTAAAGCGTTTAACTCACAACTTGCGATACCAGATATTCAAAGCAATTTACAAAAAGCTAACGCTAATTTAAATACACAAATCAACCACAAACATACATTTGAAACTAACCCATCTAAGCGTGTGGTTAAAGTTGAATTTGATGTAAATAACGAGGCTTTAACAGCTATCGTTAATGGTGAATTAGCCAAACAAGATTCTATGTTTACATTTTAGGAGGTCGTTCAATGGATATAGAAATTAAAAAGAAAAACGGTAAAAAATACACATTGGGCGACTTCGGTTTTAAAGTAACCAATGTGAATATAGAAAGTACCGAGCGTGAAACGCAATGGGAAACAAAAGAAAATACAAGTGGACGTATTTTATTAAGCAGTCAATATCGTAAGCGTATTATTACGGTTGACTGCTTTGTTGTTTCTACTAAGTTAAATGACAATCCAAGATTACGTGATGAGTTTTACGCTTTAACTAATGATTTAGAACCGTTTTATATTAGAGAATTAAGAAGATCGAGGGATTTAAATTATCGTTTTATTCAACCGCTAGAAGATGACTATCAAGAAATTGATGATTATAACAATCTTGTATTGAATCATGAGCCGTTTAACGATAACTACTATGTAAATGGTAGACAGTATCAAGTTATCTGTTCTGACGTCATTTCTCCAGAAGAAAACAGAAAGAAAATCAACTTTTCACTCAAGTTTGAAACTGCTGAGATACCATTCGCAGAAAGCATTGGGACATCTTTAGATTTGGAAAAACGACCAGATAAAGAACTATGGTCGAATGATATGAACATACCATTTGATGAAAATGATTATTTAAGAACTTATACGTTTAACGGTTTATATAACAACGCAGTTTACTATCACGGTAACGTTGCTAACAATCAATCTAACTTATACAAGAAAGTGACGATCATATTGGGTACTGATATTAAAGCTACTGATTCGTTTGTTTTTTCATTAGGTACCAGTGATATTATGACAATCAAAGGGATTAACCTAAAAAAGAACGACAAAATTGTCTATGACGGTACACAAACGTATAGAAATGGTGTGCCAATTAATAACGAATCATCGGGAGCACAACCAAAATTTGTACCTGGTTGGAACGAATTTGAATTCAATCATTTTGTTAAGTCAGTGCAGTTTGATATGAAATTTTATTACTTATAGAGGTGTTAACATGTCAATTTTAATAAGCCCAATGCGTGGTCGTGGCAAGTACGTTGACACTTCTACGACTATGATTTCAAAACTCGGTGCTGATACAGTATTGAAATTTGATTTGATTGAGAATGAAGATACTTACGATGTTATCAGAGGTATTCGAAAACGTTGGAGTGTATCACGTGTAGAAGGTCCTAAAGATAAGAAAGAATATGTTGTCTTTCTTATAGATAGACAAACACATGGTAAAAATCAACGTGTATCAGTTAGTTGCAGATATAAACCGTTAGATATCATCAAACGTTATAGAGTATACGAGTCAATTGAAGGAAGTTTTACGGCAGAAAACTTCTTGAAGATAATTTTTAAAGGTACCGGACTTAAATATAAGATTACTAAACCTTTAGGCTCATCTCGATTTGAAAGTGCTGGAGAGGGTGAAAGTGTCGAAGAATTAATCAAAAAGTTTACTGTACATTTCGATGTTGAATTTGAAATTGAATATGATGATAAAAAAGATGAATATATCTTTGTCTTTGCGCCGTATTTAAGCAAAAAAGCAGACTATCATATCGATGATGAAATCAATGCTAATAATATGAAGATTGAGGAAGATAGCGGGGATATGTATACCTATGCAGTTGGTTATGGAGACTATGACGATGATGAAGGTATAGAAAATCCAGGTTTCATCGTTAAATTCGAACACCCTAACATGAAAGATGTAGGCAGATATGACGCCCCGCCAATTAAGGACGGCAGAATTAAAGATCCAGAATTAATGCAAGATAAGTTGAGAACACTTATCGAATCATCTGTTAAAACGTCAATAAGCCTCGATTTTATTGTTCTAAACGATAGATACCCAAATGCTATAGCTAAAGTATCACAAACAGTACACATAAGGCATGCAATATTAGGTTTAAACGTATTCGTGAGAATTGTAGAGGTTACTTGTGTAAGAGATAAAGACAATATAATCGTTAGCCAAGATGTTGTTTTAGGCGATTTTAAACGTAGCGATAGATATAGAAAACGTGTGAGTGAGGCTGCAAGTGCCGTCGGTGGTTTAGGTGGTAAAAGTAATTTTGTTAAGAATTATAAAATGACTACCTCAAGATCAAGTGCAGCTATTAGAACGAATCAAAAGTTAATCGATGATATTTCTGTAGCTAGTGATGAAAAAGACGGTTTAATGTCATCTGAAGATAAAAAGAAACTAGACCAAATTACTAACATTGCATTAAAAGCCGAAAAGTCAGATGGAACCAGTGTTGATTTAACAAAAGCTGAAATTATCGTCGACAAAGACGGTAATTTAAAACTGAAATAGGAGGTTTAACATGAGAAAAACCATATATACCGATCTTGAGACAATTTTTGGCTCGAGATTTGTTCGTGAAAACGAACTGAATTTTATCGCGGTTAGAGATATGTTATTCAATATCGAGGAAATATTGTATAAACATGGTCGTATTGATAAACAAGCTCATAATTCTGAACAAATTAAATATACATTACCAACCGGTCCATCAGTTAATGTAGGGCAAGAATTAACATATCAAAGCCAACGTATTAGAAACCTTGTGTTAGGTACGTTAGGCAATGGTCAACAAGAGGTTAGAGATAGTCGCACGTCTATGGACGGTCAGAATCACAAAATATTATCAGAACGTTTAAGACACGATTTTGCGTCAATTAGCGAAGATACTCAAAAAGTATTAAATGTTACTGATGACGCAACGCATTTATTTATTCCTCCATTCATTCCTAGTGCGGAAAAAGGTGTGAATGAAACGCCATTATCAAGTGATCCAACAGAAAACTTAAAAGCGTTTTATGATGTGTTTGTCGATAATAAGTATTGCTTTAAAAAGTATGTTGGTAAAGACCAATCGAATACTTATAACGTTTATAGCTACACGTTCCAACCACAAAATTACAGTAAAACAATTTTAGTTACGTCTTGCATTCATGGTAATGAATATAGTGCGTTTTATGCATTGAGTCGATTACTAAACTTAATAGTAAACGAATGGCATAAATACCCACATTTAGCCTATCTTCGTAAAAATGTAAGATTGGTAGTTGTACCAATCGTTAATCCATGGGGCTTTGCCAATAACGACCGTGAAAACTGCAATAATGTCGATTTAAACCGTAACTTTGATTATTATTGGGAAAAAGGCAGTGGTAAGAGTCCAACGGGTAATAACTACAAAGGTTCTAAGCCATTTAGTGAAAGAGAAAGCAGAAATATGAAATCATTAGTTGAAAGTTTAGGACGTTTTGCAGGTCATATGGATTGTCACAACATCGTTTCGCAAGTTAGTGACTATTGTCTGTTTTATCCTAGATTTTCAAACCAACCAAACAACGATATGACGAACCTTTTAAGTGATATGTCGAATTATGGCGACTATATCAC